TATACTAGGCCGCCGTTAGGCATATGGAGTGCGATGGATTCTTTTATTCGTGTTGTTCGTCTTTGAGGCGCAATAAAATCTTGAGCAACATTAAATCCAGGAATATCACCAAATGTTGTACCTTCGGGCAATAAAGTGCCAAAGCCACCAGGTCCACCAATAAGAAAATTAGGAATCTCAGCATCGCCACCAATATTCAACTGGCCATTGCCACCAAATCTCAATCTATCGACTTTTGATAGTCCCTCAGCACCTGTTAAGAAAGAACCGTTTGGCAATCTGCCTTTAGATTCACCGCCGCCAGATGTTTTTGTTGGCACATTTATGTTTATGATCATATAGTGTGCCATATCCTCTTGACCTAAATCGTCAGGAAATATTCTGGATGTAAAATCATATACACTTTGACGACCAAAAAATGCTGTTTCGCCTGTACCTGTATCTGCTGGATCTGGCATATTCTTTCCCTGTAGTTATTCTATATATTTATATGGCATACAAAGGTAAATTCTCTCCAAAAAACGCATACAAATATAAGGGTGATCCCACGAACATTGTTTATCGTTCGTTGTGGGAACTTAGAGTTATGAAGTATTTAGATGAGAACCCAGCAATATTGGAATGGGGATCAGAAGAACTGGCTATACCCTATATATGTCCGACAGACAATCGCCGACACAGATATTTTCCAGATTTTATTGTAAAAGCCAGACTGCCTGATGGTACCACTCAGACTATGATATTGGAAGTAAAGCCAAAGAAAGAAACAAGAGAACCAATTAAGAAAAAGAAAGTCACTAAACAGTATATTACTGAGGTGATGACATGGGGTAAGAATCAAGCTAAATGGAAAGCTGCTACTGAATACTGTGCTGATAGAGGCTGGCAGTTCAAGTTAATCACAGAAGACCAATTGGGTATCAAGTAATATACCTCATTCATACAGGACATAGCCATTATATATGCTTGTCAAGTACCTGTCAAGTAGAATAAATAGATATATGGCACAAAAATATAACAGCAAAGAATTATTCGACTGGATGACGGAAAAAGCAAGAACCGCAGCTTCTATGCGCGATAATCTTTTCCGTATGCAAAGCCAGCAGAGAGCATACGCTTCTATCGGCCGCATGTTCTTTTTCAAGTATGATCCCAAGACAAAAGACAAGCTGCCCGTTTATGACGTTTATCCGCTCGTATTTCCATTAGAAGATTATACTGATGGCTTTCTAGGTATAAACATTCATTATTTGGATGTAAATGCCAGAATTGGTCTGTTAGATCGTCTACAAGAGTATGCAACATCTAAAAAATACACACCAAAAACCAGACTGCAAATATCGTATGACCTGTTAAATTCGTCTAGAAGTGTTAGGTCAGTAATGGCACCAGCGGTCAAGCGATATCTATATGGTCATGTTCGTTCCAGATTTATAGAAATACCAGCTACAGAATGGGATAAGGCGGCCCAGCTATCACTACAGCTATTCATAAGAAAGACCTAAAATGTCGGATATTCCAGTAAAAAATTCTCTTAAAAAACTAACCATGCTTGATGTCGTGGGTATTATAAATGATTATGGCGGTTTGTCTAAATCATGTCGTTTTGCTGTTAGAATTAATCCACCTAGATTTATTACATCTGGTTCTGCCGATAATAAGATTAAAGACGTTAATATAACAAATGACTTGGTATATTTGTGTGAAGCCGCAGAAATGCCTGGTCGTGGTTTTGTCAATGCTGACGTTCGCTATTATGGTCCAAACCAGAAATTGCCTGTTCTTACACAGTATGAAGACACCACAATGACTTTTTTGTGTCGTACCGAGTCATATGAAAGACAATTCTTTGATGACTGGATGGAATATATTAACCCAACCAACAGCTTTAATTTTAATTATCGCAACGATTATGAGACAACCATTGAAATAATGCAGTTCTCAGAATATGCGGCAGAATCAACTCAAGTCGGACCTAATGTAGGAACTCGGCGTGAAAGTCGATACCCTGAGGAAACATACCGCATCACACTATTCAATGCATATCCGCTTCTGGTAAATCCACAGCCAATGACATGGGCCGACGACCAGTTCATGCGATTGGCCGTTACATTTACATATCACAAGTGGAAGAGAGTTGGTCGTGATCTTGAACCAAAGAGCGAAACGACTTTGGTTGAAGGTGCTACAAATATAGGTACAAGTGGACTTACACCAGTTAATTAAAGATGATAATGAGGAAATATTATGCTGCCTAAGATTGATTTACCGACATATGAGTTGAAACTACCATCAAATGGTAAAGAAGTTAGATTTAGACCATTTCTGGTAAAAGAAGAAAAGCTGCTATTAATGGCAGCCAAGAGTAATGATGCCAACGAAATCATCAAGACAACAAAGCAGGTCATCAATAATTGCTTGTTGGATAATGATGTGAATGTGGATACTCTGCCATTCTTTGACGTGGACTGCCTGTTTATTGCCATGAGAGCCAAGTCTATCGGCGAAAGTATTGAGGTCAACTATGTATGCCAAAGCACCAAAGAAGACGGAACACCGTGCGGCAGTAAATTCCCTGTAAAGATTGATATTTCGAACGTAGAGGTGGATAAAAACGAGAATATTAAGTCTGAGATTAGATTTAATGATAACCTGATATTCCATATGAAATACCCAGGGTATTCTATTATTAAGGTGTTGAACGATAATGACGATAGTTTTGAAAAGAAAATCAAGATTATCATAGCGTCAATAGACAAGATATTTAATAAAGACCAGTATTATTCAACCAAAGACTTTTCGACAGAAGAACTACAGAGTTTTATTGAGGGACTAACACAAGAGCAGTTCAATAAGTTGACTGAATTTACCTCTAATTTTCCATCGTTTTATGTGAAAGCTGAGGGTAAGTGCATTAAGTGTGGCAAGGAACATAATGTGAGGTACAAAGACTTTGTGCGTTTTTTTCAATAATGTTCGGCTATGATAATATAGTGAATTTCTATAAGACGAATTTTGCGCTTATGCAGCACCACAAGTATTCGTTAGCTGAACTTGAAAATATGATACCCTGGGAAAAGTATGTTTATATTGATTTGCTATCAGAATTTTTAAAGAAACAAGAACAGGATAGACGCGACCGAGAAGCGGCTATGAGAGCAAGAAGAAAGTAAAATGGCAGTAAATCCTATCACTAGCGACGATTTAACAATTGATTTAAGAGCTTTAATGAGCATCCCAGTTGGTGATAGAGTACAGGCAGCGGCAAGTGATCCTGGATTTGCTCAGGTTTTGATGCAGGCATTAACACCTATTCAGATTGCTAAGGCTTTTCCAGATTATTATCGCCGTGAACTACCTGACATTTCTAATTTTATTCTAGCCAATCGTTATCTTGACACTGGTGGTCGTTTTGATCAACGCGGTGGTGGTGAATATGGCGGTCAACAAGATATGTATGGCGGAGAAGCAGCTTTAGATAATACAGCAAGACCGACTGGCGTTCCTCAACCAACTGTAGAGGAGATGAAAGCTAAACTGTTAGAAAAAGGTATAGATGTTCAAGGTGCATTTGATGCTATAGGAAATGGATTATCTGTTGATGATTCAAGAATTGAATTTTTGAAAAATATGCCGGCAGAAAAATTAATTGCAATGGGCATAGAAACATATAAAGATGAAAACGGTAACAGTATGCTTCGTATGAAACCCATAGAAGAAGCAACTATGAGTGACGAAGAAATTATTAAGCGATCAACGTCAAAAATTGGCGCACGCCCAGAAGGAATGAACACTAAACAGTCTGTAATGTATGGACTACAAAAAAGAGGTTTCACAAAAGAAGAGGCGGCCGCCGTTGCTGGGAACGTAGATGCGGAATCTAGTTTCAGAGCTGGAATAGTAAATTCAATTGGCGCTGTTGGTTATATGCAATGGTTAGGAGCAAGAAAGCAAGGACTATTCAATTATGCTCAATCTCTAGGTAAAGATTGGAGTGATCCTGAGGTTCAGTTAGACTATATCGCTCTTGAGAGATCGGGAGAATCTGTAAAATATTCAGGTCCAAATTCTAGTGAAAAATCAAGTTATGACAAAGCATTTGCTTCTGGCGATCCAATACAGATGGCAGCAGATTTCGGTAGATTTGTAGAAAGACCCAGTGCGGCTGAACTTGAAGGAAGCATGAACACTAGAATAAGAGGCGCACAGTCGGCATATGAAACAGATATTACAACTTATACACCAGTGTTGGACAAAAACTCTACACCTCAGCAAATTGAAGAGGCCCGCAAAACTTTAATCGAAAACAGAAAAAATGCTAGATTGACTGCCGGAATAAGAGAAGTATATAATCAACCTTCACCAACATCATCAGACTATCAACTATCAGGAGAAACTCTGGTAAACGAATTAGGCTATTCTGTGCCTGTTACAGGTAAAATGTTGCATGAAGGACATGGTGCTACATCTGAATTTGGTTATGGTCGAGGAAGACTTCATCGCGGAGTTGACATATACTCTACAGATCCTGAAACAGGAAATCTTCGTGTCGGATCAAACGCACCTGTTACTGCACCGAGTGAAGGTAAAGTAACCATGATAATGAGAGATAGAGGTAAAGCTGGAAACTATATCGAAATTCAAGATAAGAATGGATATAGACACAGATTTTTACATACAGCTAAAGATCCTGCTATTAATCCTTCTACAGGAGAAGCTTGGAAAGTTGGTGACACCGTATCACAAGGACAAACTGTTACTCATATAACAGGATCTGGAACAAAATTTGATCAAAAGGTTAGTGAATTAGGTGGAAACATTAATGCTGCTGTACAGTATTTTGATCAAAATGGATGGGGATCAGTGAATAAACCTCACCTTCACTATGAAGTGAGAGACAACAGTGGCAGATTAATTAATCCTGAAGGCATTTTTCCTGAATATTCAGGCGAAAATAAAGAAAAAATCACTTTTGCAAATAAAGATGATAAACTAAAACATATGCTAGTTACAGGTCAAATTTCTAAAGAAGATTATGAAAAACAAAAAAATGTATCTCAGCCAATAGTAGAAGAATCAAAAGCATTGCCACTGCCAGACACTAATGTTGAAAAGAAACAAAAACCATTATCAATAATAGCATACAGCAGACCAGAAGAAAATATTGTAAAAAAAGAAACGACAGTACCAGAAGAATTGCCAAAATACCAATTTGGTGGCACACCAACACTACAAGATGATGAAGACTTGACTGCGGTCGGTTCAGACGGCAAACCAAAGTTCAAGTTTAATTCTGGTGAAGGCTTGTATGTAAAGCCGGAAGCAAATGAATATGCTGATGACAAGATAAGTGAGTTGTCGGATCGTGTCGATAGAATGTCAGAAACTCAGCAGACACCAAGACAACAAGAAATGCAGCCAACTAGTCCAACTCCTGATCCGAGATGGGTAGAAAAAGTTGCCGATGCATATAGACCTGCTGGTACACAACAGAGAGCCTTCAATAGAGCGCAGTTTAGAAATGAAGGCAGACATGTTGGCGACAGAGGTTCTCCAAACATAGCATAACGAAAAAGGGAGAGCCGAAACTCTCCCCTCTTGCGCTCGCCTGCTACTCGTATTTAGTCAGCCAGTGACTTAAAGTAGTCAAGGTCTTCGTCTTCACTATCAGTCCACGGCGGAGTGTCTTCAACAGACTTGCGTGGCTTTGATGCTTCAAACGAAGGTTCGTCCGACTTGGTATATGTCTTAGTAACAGTTTCGTTTACCTTAACATCAACCCTGCTTACATCCATTCCAGAGATGCCAAGCACATCGTTCAGCTTACGCTTCAACTCGTCATAAGACTTGAAGTTCTTCGGATCAGTAAACTCCTTGAGAGAATACTCCGACTTCCAAATCTTCTCAAGCATTGCGTCATCATCGCTGAGAGGCGACGGATTGTCAAACGAGGACAGATCATAGTTACGATAGCCTTCGACCTGACGGATCTTGATCTTGAAGTTAGCACCGTTCCACAGATCGAACGGATTCATTGGCTTCTCGTCCTGATACTGCGGGTTCATGGCAAGAGTGATCTTATCGAAAATCTTCTTACCAAACTTGAACAGCTTGACCTGGCCCTCGTTAGCAGGGTTCTTCGGATCAGTAACGACCAAGATATTGGCGATGTAAGTCAAGCGGCGCTTCTGTTCGCGGGCCTGCTTACGTTGAGGCGAGTTCTCATCGGAAGTTGCGTTCCAAAGAGCAGAGTTGTATTCAGACACGGGATCCTTCTGACCAATCGTAGTAAGAGAGTTTTCGATGTACCACTTACCCGACGGACCCTTGAAGCCGTGATTGAAGATACGTACCCACGGAAGGGCATCATCACCGTCAACAGCAGGAGCAGGAAGAAAGCGAATGACTGCATAGCCATTGCCTGCCTTGTCTACTTCAGGCTGCCAGAAACGAGTATCGTCCTTGCCGCCGCTTTCAGCGGGTGCGTTCAACTTCTCGATTTCCTTGGTAAGACGGCCGATATCAGCAGAGGACTTCTTGAGGGATGCGAAATTTGACATTGTATGTTTCCTTATATTGCGTTGTATAGCGTTGTATTATTGATGTATATTAGCACAGGAATCTCCCTGTGTCAAGTATATAGTGTTTTCTATACGCTCTTTTAGTATTTGTTTGAACTTTTTTTTATCCAAGTCTTGGAGTAAAAACGGAGCAAACTTCCGTGCCTTGAAGCTAAACTTAGACCAGAGGTAATCATCGCCGAGTTTAGCATCAAACTTTGATATGAAACCAATGAATGCATCAAGGATGACTATTGATTCCATTGATATAGTGCCAAAGTTATATTCGACCATGAACTTGGGATATCCTGTATCCGTCATAGTGAATAGCTCTTTGATATTGTCTATGTTTTCCAGATCATTCTTAAAATTGTAGGACATGGACTGGATACTTTTCACATGGCGCTTGGTAGCATCAAACGCCTCATCATCCAGCATATCACCAATCCATGTCCTATCTGCAAGGAAGTTGACTATCATGTGTGTCTTTACATCATCACACTTTCTGGCCAACTTCTCAAACTGAAATCTGTCTTTCCGAATCAGAAATGATTCCTTGCTGACATTTTTCGTTTTACCATTATACTTGAAGAAATCATATTTGTCAAGAGTAAAGTGGTTCTTCAAGGCAAGGTAAAGACAGTAAGTCTCATATCCTGTTAGTTTCATTTCAACCTGTATATCTTGTTCATGTATCCGTAGGAAATGTCTGCGTAATCTTCACTATTATACATCTTTTTAGGATCGATTACAAGTTCTATTTTATCATAGTTCATGTATCTACGAAGATATACATATGTGTTGGAAGTAAAGAAGACTTCTTTGCCACTAAGCCTCTTGTCTAACATAAATTCCCAATTTTTATAAGTTAAGTCATCTTCCTGAAAGACGCAGGACATCATTATGACATCCTCTTCTTCAAAGTCAAACTTATTGATGGGATATGGAGGACAGTTATTACCAATACAAGTCAGAACTGTGCCAATATTATAATACTCTTTTTGAATGGAACTAATCAGGTTAAGACCACTAAACTTTGCTTGTATGTTCAGAATACCGAAATCCGCACACACAGTAAGTATTTTCTTACCATAAAAATGCTGATAGTGATCACTAATAAACTTGGCAAAATTGAATGAGTGTGTCGCTTCAATATGCGGAGACGGCATAGAAAACAGACCTGTATAAGGATCAACATAGTTGATGCCTCTTAACAACTGATCCACTTCTGAAATATTACTGATCAGTTTATCATAATACCAATCTTGCAACTCAGCATCATATTCCTGACTATGAAAGAATGATTGTATTCTTTCGCGCCAGACATCTCTGTTGGGCAAATCAGGAGTAAGAAGATTTGTTATAGGACTCAGATTGTATATCATGATCAAAAAGGAAGTTTAGTTGTATTTGATTTAGGTAAAAAGTTTAAGTCTTCTGCTTCTATCTGAATTTTAGCCTTGAGTGCAGTAGAGATTAGCTTAGCCGCAGTTTCTACTTCAAGTCCAGTATTCTCACAGTGCATAATGATAGCGTCCATATAAGGCATCTTCTTGTTCTCTACCAACATTTCGATGCTGATAGAGAACGCATTCACTTCATCTTTTGTAGGCATATTACTTTGCCTTATCTGGAGTATATTCCTCAGATAGCCTGTAATTTGTCTTCACATCAAACATCATCTTTTCTCCATTTCTATCAATTAAAATCTTAACGATTTCATCATCACCATTCATTTGTGCAATCTCGGTAATGATATCATCAGCATCATTTGGTTTTATGCCTTTAGGATGATTTTTTGGCGTATAGATTTCCAAAATCTTATCACCAGACTTAAGTCCAGCTTTTCCGCCAGCACCATCAGGCTCTACATTCTCTAATATAACAGAAGAACCATCTTCTGTCAACCCTACTTGTACGTTTAATGCTCTCCATTTCACTTTACCAAACTTCTCGAAATCGTTTAGAACCTTCTTGACAAGATTTGATGGAATACAGAAACCATAACTACCGCCATCACCAGTCAACATGAGTTCACTAACACAAACAATCTCGCCGTCTTCGTTAAAGATTGGACCACCAGAGTTGCCTTGAAAAAGTTTAGCATCAACTTGATCGATGTATTTTGGATTTTGACCCATTCTTCTGTTCTTTGAAGAAATGATCCCTTCTGAAACAGTCCAGGTCAGACCCCAAGGATGACCGACAACGACAACTTTACTGCCTTCTTTTGCTTCTTCACTGCTGCCTAATGTGAGATTGACAGGATGTTCTTCTGCAAAAAACTTATCCCAATCTTTTAGCTTGATAACAGCAAGATCAACAATAGAATCGGCATGAATGACCTCAGCCTCATATCTTCTTGAACTGTTAGGAGATACGATTGTGATCTTACCTTTTCCTTCGATGACATGATTGTTTGTGACGATCATATTATTACTTAGAATAAAGCCTGTACCTATGCCGCCATTTGCTGTATCGATCTTGTTTTCAATTAGAACGATGCCAGGCTTTACCATGTTAACAAGTTCAACTGTATTGTTAGGTGTCTTGTCCACTTTGAATAAAACAAAAGACGCTATCAACGGTAACAATATAAGAGCGTAAAGCCAAATAGGCATTGAAAATGATTTCGTCATCGACTTATTCCTTTCGCTGGAGGCGTGCCATGTTCGACAACTTCAATGTCAGTTGGTGCTTCCGGTTTGTAAGTGTCTTTTTGATTAGGCAGCATTTTATTAACAATGTCCATTAGCATCTGAGAAATAGCATCAGATGCTTCACCATCAAACTCTTCACCTTGTCCTGTTCCTTGTTCGGCAGGAACACCGTTTATGCGAACTTCTTTGCCTTCTTCCATAGCCTGCTTTGCCTTTTCAAACTTAGCTGCGCGGCTATTTGAATACTTGATATAGAATGTCTTTGGTGCAAGGCGAGGATATTCATACTCATACCACTTTTGTTCATCGGATAAAAAGACTGATACGTAGATAGCACCATCATCTTCACTTGAAGGATTAACAATAACAATAGATGCAATAGTGCCTTTGAGTTCTTTTGGTTCTTCTGCTGGCCAACCTTTTACGCCGTCGAGAGAGAAGTATATTGCATTTGCAAGACACACAAACAACGTAAGAACGGCAAGTCTGTTGATCCAGTTATCATAGTAGAATGAACCTGCAATATATAAAGCAACAAAAAGTCCCATTACCAATAGAAGGGTCTGTGTCATTATCTTTCTTTCCTTACGCGCACGAAGTCACTCATGAACCGAATAACGTTTTTTCTATCGTCCAAAACAAATCGAATAGCTGTCTTTTCTTCCCAAACTTTATCGATGACAATATCAACGTGTTTAACGACAACTACGGTCGGATTGATCTTCGTCAACTCTACAGAGACAGGCACTTTGATTGCTTGTCCTTGACGCATACCTTCTGATTTCTCAGTTTGCAAACAAGAGTAGAGATGCACATTTACGATATACTCACCAGGGAAAGTGCCACGAAGTGTAATGTATTCTTTATTATCAGGATCAATTATGACTTCTTGACCATCAAGATCAAACACGCTGCGGCGCTTACCCATATCATCACGCTCATAATACATCAAGCCGCTTTCAGGTATCTTGAATGAGACTATGTTGTTTAGTGGATCACGAACCCACAAGTCAACGTCACAGTCAATGTTTTCTGGCCATTCTAGAGAAATAATAAAGTCGGCATTTTTCTTGATGCCTTCGTTGTTCTTTGTGATTGGTGCAATGAGAAGAGTTGTCAACATGAATATGACAACTGTGCCCATAAGAAGGGCTATAAGAAGGTCGATGTATGCGGTGCGAAAATCAAACTTCTTATTCTTCATGATCATATGTTACTGCATATAGTAGAGCCTTTGTTATCAAACTGGACAGAATACCAGTTGCATTTGTGTACAGTGCAATACCTAGACCGACTGACATATTACCCAACAGAGCCGCTAGACTTGCAGGATCAGAAACAGAAGCAGAGGTGATACCAGAAGTGAGAAGATAGATGAAGCCGATAACAGTACCTAACATGCCAAGGGCTAACATTTGTTCAGATAGAAACCAACAAGTATCGACCAACTTATTGGTAAAATCTTTTGTATATGCGACATAACCTATTAATGCGGTTGTTACGATATACAAAACAGCGAGGGCTGTAGTGATCATCGTAACATCATCATTCCAAATTTCAGCGACGATTCCGTGATAATAGGCCCAGAATACGCCAGAAGCTACTGCTAGATTGGTAATCCACCAGATATAGAACGGTTTTACGATTTTCATACAGACCTCGCTAATTTAGTGCCTGTAGTATTTAGTGATTATTCCAGTCTGAGAGATGCGACACCAGCGGCTGCACCAATACCAGTCTGACCAGAGACTGAAACAGGATTCAACACGATTCCATTCTCAAGCCCACCAACGAGAGCATTAGCTCCGACGCCGACAATCAACTGAGCCTCAGCATTGACACCAATATAGGTGCCCTTGAGTCCGCCGTTAGAAGTGCCGTCAATACCAAATACTGCCCAAACAACAGTCTTGTTGCCTGAAACGCCAACATCAACGCCGAGACGCGAGAAGGTTGCAGTGTAGTGCTTAGACTTTCCGTTAGTTGCATTGTAAGTGCATTCGCCCTTACGGACAGAACCGATGAGCAAGCCAGCGCCGCCCTCAATCTGACATGTAAGAGTGCCAAGCTTTACTCCATTGGCCTGTGCAGGCGTGAGCATAAGTCCAGTGGCAATAAGAGCCGTAGCAATCATAGTCTTAATCATTCTTATTTTCTCCAGTGTTTGATACAAAGTTATTCAGAATCTTCGCCAACTCAATGACATTATTCACATCGATAGTCGGAACATTTGGAAACTTAGGATAACTCGGATTATCCAGTCTGCGAAGCCTGTCGCATTCCATGTTCCAATCGTTTTCTAGACGAATGCGTTCGTTCATTAGA